CACTGTCAGCGCCACCGCCACCAGCCTTGCGTGGCATGGACACGCTGTAGGGCAGACCCTTTTCACCGTACGGTGTACCCTTGGTGATGTTTTTGACGCTGAAAATGTCCTTGGCGATCTTGAAGCCCGCCATGCTGTTGCCTTCGCCCATGGCCGAGATGATGTCAGCGGGGATGACGTAAGAGCCAGAGGCAACGTGCATCGGCAGGTGGTCCGTGCGGCCAGCCACAGAGCTATGGATGGCACCCTTGTGGACCTTACCCCCACGAGCGCGGGCCGTCCGCAAGGCAGCGGCCACCGCCTGCTTTTGGGGGTGTCCGGCGGCAACCATCTCAGAGATGTTGTCGGAGATGGTTTGTTGGGACGAACCCTTTTTCAATGGCATTGCAACCTCACGAGTAGCTGACGGTAACGACCTGACCCGTACCGGGTGCGATCACAATACCATTGTTAGTGGGAATGTTGACGACAATCATGCCAACTGTGTTCGGGATGGTGACGATCTTGTTTGTTGTGGCGCTAGACAACGTTGCATCGTACGCAGCACCAACCGCCGACCCTGCGGTAAGTACGGCGATTGACGCCAAGCGGCCCTGCCCCGTGGAGACAAGGGTAGCCGCCGATATGTTGTTTAAAACCAGATTGCCTTGAACCTGAAGGTATGTCTGCCCCACGCCGTTGATGGAGGAGGCAATGTTTTTGGCGGCGGTAAGAATGTCTGAGAGCGATGACATCAGAATTTCCCATCAGGTTGGTAGCGGTATCGGATGTTTCCAAGCCGCCAGAAGGAGTTGAGGTCACTACTTTCAACCTTGATCGCCACAAGCCTTGCGCGGAACCTTGGGGTGACAAAGTCGGTGCCTTGCGTGACCGTGAAAGAATACGTCCGTGGCGTGTCGCCAGGGTAATCTACCGTGTAAAATGTGATGGTCACGGTGGCCCCCTGAACTCCATTGTAAATACCCCACTTCATGTCGGACCACACTTGATCCAAGAAGGTCTTCAGTTCGCCATCTTGAATGGCAAAGTAGCCCGTCTGGAACGAGGAACTGATTGCAGCGCCATCAGCATTGTTAGATGTCTCGTGCTGGTAGATGTTGTAATCCCCCCCAGCGCCAATTGGCGGGCCGTTCACCCCTTGGTCAATCCACGCTGTGCGGGTAAGGGTGCCGAAGTCCCACTGGTTAAGCAGGGCATTGTATTTGACGTATTTGGTTGGGACACCACCAGAGCCAGTGGTGGGGTAGTACCACGCGATCTCGCCAAAGCGGGAGTTTGGGGCGCAGCGGACGTTCTGCCAATAGTCGGTGTCAATGTCTTGGAAGACCACATCCCAAATCGGGCATTGTACGGGTTCAACGCCGCTGCCGGACAGTTTGAAGAATTGGCTTTGGCTCATCCAGTAGACGGTTCCTGCTAGGGTTCCCATTGCCTTCTGGCCCACCAAACCACAGCCCGATGCCACCTCGTTGAAAGAATAAACCAGAGGCAAGTTGATGTACTGCATTGACCACAAAGAAAGATCGGTCCACAGCAAGCCTTGTTGCGGACCCTGCATGGCACCCACGACCTTGGACCCTTTAGGGATGCGGTACGATCCGGCTTGGTTTGTAACGGTGCCAATCCAGTTTGAGAAGCTTCCAACATCGCACCACCGCACCAGTAGCGGGTCTTGGAAACCCGTGAAAGTGGACCCGTAGGCGATGATCTGGCGCTCTGGCATTGCCACAAAGCAACCCTCGTTGACCAGTGGGGCATTCGGAACAACGGTTGCGTGTCCCGATGTGTCAGACGGGTTCCAAAAGAAAATTTCGCCAACGTGGGGGGACGCGATCAAATATTCCCCCCAATTGTCCAACGCCCAATCTGGTTCTGTTAGCACGGGCATTTCAAAGCCCCACACCGTTATGGAAACGGTTGCCCCAGTGTTGGTGAAGGCCGCAGAGGATGATATGACAAAGGTGCTGGTTGATACCCCGGCGGCGGCACTAAGAACGGTGTAGTTGCCATCAAAGTTTGTTGAACTACTGATGGCAAGTGTGGTTCTAGGCGTAACATAGACGCTGGTTGACAGCGTCACAGTAGCCGTGGTGCCGTTTCCGACAATGCTGGCCCCCGTGTAAATCCTGCCCGTGCCGCTAAACACAACTCCAGTGCCATAGCCGCCCAAACCATAGCCTCCAGTGCCGTAACCAACGGGCGGTGTGGTTGCCTGTTGGCCGACATAATAGTTGATCCGCGCTTTGCCGCCGTTCATTTGATAGGTTACAGCGGCGGCAGTAACCGTGCCAAAGACAGTTCCAACGCCAGGGTCTACTGCTTTTGCATAGCTCAACGATCCGGCGGAGGAAGCTGTTACAGTGTATGTGCCATTGTAGCCGGAGGGGGTCATGCCCGCGACAACAATTGAAGTGCCAATGGGAACAATTGCAAGGTTGTTCATAATAATCGTGGCCGTTCCCGCCAGCCAGCTTGCAGAGATTACATTGCCAAGAATATTTTGCGGGGCGCTTGATGCGGCAATTGTAAAGGTGCTGCTGGTCAGCACAGATATCACAATATAGTTCCCGTAAAGGGAAATGCCGCCAATGTCTGTTGCCACCAAAATTGGAAAAGTAGACCCAGCGGTGTAGCCGTGGTCGGCCAGCGTGACCGTGACGGTGGGTGTTGATGGGCTGATGGTGGTCGTAAACAATGGAACCGCACCGCCATTCGCAACGCTTGCCGTGGCTGTGATTAATGTTCCGATGACATTTCTTGCGGTTATAATGTAGGTGTTTGCGCCAGCTTGAGTACATGCGTAAAAGCCAGACAGCACAAGACCGCCTACGCTGACTTGTGTTTGAATGTAAATTGAATCGTACGAAGAAACGTTAGAGTTTGTGTCAGCAATAGTAACGGCTGAATTTCCATTTACAGTGGTAAAGTCGGTTGTTATGTTGGCGGTGTAGTATTGCGGCGAGATGTTGATGGCCGTGCCGCCACTTTCGCTGGCAAACAGGGATGTGTCTGCGCCAATTCCCAAGTATTTGTTTGTGTTTGTATCGGACCATGCGTGAAGCGCCCGAACAGTGTCCCATTGGGTCGTTGCGATAAACTTTGTCCAGCCGCCAAGTTTCTGTGGCAAGCCCATGCCTTGCCGATCCGGCACAAAGCGGATCAGGTTGCTTTCTGAAATAGCGGCCTCGTTCAAAGCCGGAGTGCGGTTCTGATCAACACCGGGGATAAGCTTCAGGCTGGCGTGTGGCATAAATTAGCCTCGCGTTGGGCTGGCAACGGTTGCCGGAGATTGTGACGACCACGCCGCACCTTCAAATTTCTTGCGGGCTTCTTCAACACCAGCAGATTTCAAGAGCAACTGATACTGGTTTTCGTAACTCTGCGCCATCTGCGGGTCGTCGCTTTCCTTGCCAAAGTTGCGCTGGTAGGCCGAGATGTAGATCATTGACGCCATTACCAGAACATCTGGCAAATACTGGCTGATAAAGGTTGTCGGTACCGTAGTAGACAGCGGCGCGGGACGGCTGGTGCCAACCACCTCAACGGCATAGGTCGTGTCTGGCACTGGCCCAACAAGGAACAGTGTGTCATTGAACGGCGCAAAGTACTTAGGCTGGCCACGGTTGGCTGACAATGACGACCCGTAGACCGCATCCAAGAACTCCTTGGTGGTCGGCATCAAGGGGACGCGGGTTCCCGTGTCTGGGTCGTATGGTGTTGTCGCGTTCAAGATCAAGTTGATTTGTTCGCTGACCACAAATGATGTGCCGCTGCCTAAATCTTGTGAGAAAGACAGGTTACGATTTCCAGTTGTTAGTTGGTATCCAGCGCCATGCAGAGACACTGAAGTTGAAAGAAAATCCAGATCGCGGCAGATGCGAAGGTTGGCGTAGTCAATCATCATTGGCAGTATTGCCAAGAAGTTCACGTCATCCTCCGCCACAACCGCCATCTGCGCGATCTGGGTCTTGTAGGTGGTGTACGTCAATCCGGCCATGGCTTTACCCCTGTGTCTGCTATGACCTTACACCATCCGAGCAGTTTAGCCAATCATGCCTTGCGTTTGGAGTAGATTGACCAAAACGCCACTGCAATCGTTGTGATACCCCCGCCAATCGTCATTGCGGTTTCAGAGTCCACTAGGCCCTGCCCCACAAGATAACCGCCCAGGGCCGACACCAAGGCCCTAATGACACCGCCTACCTCATTCGATCCCATCTTCATCTCCTTACGTTTTTCCAAGCCATTTTGTAACAGCGAACCCAGGGCAAGCTTTAGAAGCGTATTCATTGTGTCCACTCACCTTTGTGATTTTGTAAGTATCGCACAGTTTTGCGATCAATGCACGAAGAGCTTTGTCTTGCTCCGGCGTAAAGTGATCGGAGAACTTGTCAGTGGCCGCAGACCCAAAGCCGCCAAACAGGCTCACGCCGATGGTCCCACTGTTGTGGCCCTGCGTGTGCGCTCCGACCTGATCAAGTGGGCGTCCTTCAACTAGGGTGCCGTCACGGTCAATCAGGAAGTGATAGCCAATGTCCTTCCAGCCACGGTCTTGCATGTGCCAGCGGCGCACCTCTGCCACCTTGTCCTTGGTTGCACTTTTACCCCACCAGTCGGCGCGGGTGGCGGTGCAGTGGATGATGATTTCGCTGATGGGCCTCATTTGCGGAAATACCACATCACAGCGCCAGCGACCACAATCCAAAAGCCCCTGTCCAGAATGTTTTCAATCACGTTCCGGCGGTTGGAGTGTTTATCCAAAGCGGAAAACTTGGCGTCGATGCGGTCCTGCGCCTCGTCGTAGCGATCCATGCGTTTGAAGACCGTCACCATGCGTTCTTCGATGCGCGCCATTGTCACCATCGCCTCCGCAAGGTTGTCCACTTTGTTTTCGATACGGGCCAGACGTTCTTCGCTCATTTCTGCCATTTCCTTACGCCGAGAGGCCTTTTGCAATATTGGGGTCAATCAGCCCACAAGGTTAAACGAACGTGCCAGTGGTCGCGCTGATCTTTTTGACTGTATAGTAAGACCCAGCCAATGGCGTTGCAGTGCCCGCGCTTTGGGTAAGCTGCAACTTGAAGCTTGTCGCGGCGTTCGTCTGAACCTGCACAACAAACTGGAAAGCATGGTTGACGGCAGTTGTCAGCGATCCCGTTGCCGAGAATGCTGCTGTTGTTGCGCCCTGCGATCCCGTAAATCCAGTGATTGGTGCGCCAGCGGCAATACCAGTTACTGGGGATGCCTGATAAGTGCCTATGATGCGTGTAGGGGCAGAAGATGCTGTCAGCGTCCAAGTCGCGGTTCCAGCAGTGGTTTTGGTCATAACTGCGTAAATCACGATCTCGTACACAGACGAGGCTTCAAGAGATATGGCCG